GAGCCTGGCGGGCTCGATCGGCGATAGCCTAATGCCGGACGGTGCGATCGCGGACAACCGCAATCTTGCCGGGAGGCCGGGGCGGTCGCACGCAACCTCTCTCCGAAGCGGCGGAGGCGGCGCCGACAATGTGTCGGCGTGGCGCGCCGAGCTGCAGGAGCAGTTATTGGCGGAGCAAAGCTTTTTCGGCCAGTCGAGGAGCGAGGAGCTGGCGTTCTGGCAGGATAAGCTGGCGCTGACCGAAGCAGGATCGAACGCCCGCCTGGCGGTCGAGCGCAACATCTATGAGCTCGAAAAGCAGCTCGCCGTCCAAGCCGAACGCGACCAGCTCGACCAGCTCAAGGCCGACCAGAGGGTCACCGATGCGAAATTCGCCAACTACAAGGCGGCGATCGGTGACCAAGCCGCACTCGGCCAAATCTCGGCTACCGAACAGGTCCGCCAGGAGCAGGACCTCCTCGACCTCAAATGGTCCTACGACCAGGCCTATTACGAGAAAAAGCTCGATGCGGCTCAGAACGATGTGCGGACCCAGCAGAAGCTGATCGAAGAACAGGAGCTCGCGTACGAGAAATATGTCGGCGATGTGCAAGCGCTCGACACCAACCTCGCCGAAGCAAACCGAAAAGCATGGGACGACCTGGCGGCACCGGTCGAACGTGCGATCGACACCTCGGTTACCGGTATCATTCTGGGCACGACCGCGGTGCAAAAAGCGCTGGCGAACCTCGCTCAGTCGATCATCGCCGAATTCGTCAACTCGGCGGTCAAAGGTGTCTTTGGCCGGATCGGCAATCTCTTCGGCGCCGGTCTGCTCGGGGGAGGAGGCGGAGACCAGAATTTTTCGGGTGGTCTCACCGGCGCCGGCGAGGAAGTCGCAGCTGCCGGCATCGGCGAAAACAGCCTCTTCGGCTCCGGCGCAATTATCGGCAGCCTGTTCAAGGGGATCGGAGCGTTGTTCGGTTTTGAGCATGGCGGCATCGTGCCGAGTGCGCAAGGCGGCTGGGCGGTACCGAGCCTCGGGCCGGGCGGCGTGCTCGCACAGCTGCACAGCAACGAGATGGTTCTGCCCGCGAATATCTCTCAAGGTCTGCAGAACTTGATTGCCACCCCGAACGCCGGCAATGGCGGTGGCGGAGGTACCCCCGTGGTCGTCAACTTTGGCGTTTCGGCGATGGACAGCCAGGATGTCGCGCGATTTTTTCGCAGCAACGGCAGCGCGCTGGTAGCGGCGATCAACAACGCGATGCGCAACGGATCGATGCTGCGGACGAGCTGATGGCCGATATCGGAGTTTTCCCGACGCTGCCTGGTCTCGCCTGGAGCGTCACCAAGACGCCGACCTTTCAGACCCGCATCCAGCGAGCGGTATCGGGCCGGGAATTGCGGGCACTCGACTATCCCTACCCGCTCTGGCAGTTCACACTGGTCTTCGATTTGTTGCGCGACAACCCGGCAGCGGGCTACGACGAGCTGCGAACCCTGATGGGGTTCTTTATGCTCTGCCAGGGCGCCTTCGGCACATTCCTGTTTCGCGACCCGAGCGATGACCGGGTTATCGGGCAGCAGATCGGCATCGGCAATGCTAGCACGACCGTCTTCCAACTGCAGCGGGCAATGGGAGCGACACTGCCCAGCAGCGGGTTTGTGGAACCGATCGTGGCGCCGGATGTGGTCAGTGCGATTTATCTCGACGGGATCACCCAGAGCTCGGGAAACTACAGTGTCGATCCGAACACCGGGTTGGTGACATTCAGCACGGCGCCGGGCAGCGGACGGATCATCACCGCCGACTACAGCTATTACTTCCGCTGCCGGTTTATCGACGACAGCTATGCCTTCGAGAATTTCATGTTCCAGCTCTGGCAGCTGAAAAAGCTCACCTTCATCTCGGTGCGGCCGTGAAGCCGGCTTCCGCCCCCCTGATAGCCCTGCTCAACAGAGGCGAGCAGTTCATGATGGCCGACCTCTATACCTTCATCCTGGTCGGCGGGGCGACGATCCTGCGATATTCGGCGGCGCCTTCGGCGATTGCCGCCAACGGGTATTGGTTCGCGGCCGGCCCGAAATTCGAGCGTTCGAAGACAAAGGTCGTGATCGGCACCCAAGTCGACGAGCTCGACATCAAGATCTACCCGGAGGCGACCGACCTCGTGGGTGCGACTCCGTTTCTCGAAGCGGCGTGGCAAGGACAATTCGACGGCGCGCTGTTGCAGCTGGAACGGGCCTTTATGGGAGCCGGCGGCAGCGGCTACGGCGATACCAGCGCCGGGACGGTAATTCTGTTCTCGGGGCGCATCTCCGACATCGATTGCAGCCGCACCGGCATCACCATGAAGTGCCGCTCGCACCTCGAATTACTGAATATTCAGATGCCCCGGCGGCTGTGGCAATCGAGCTGCACCCATGTCTTCGGCGACGCGATGTGCCTATTCAACCGGTCGAGCCTCGCCATAACATTCCCGGCTGCCGGCGGATCGACGACGACGGTCATCCAGGGAGCACCGACGACGACGACGCCCTACACGCAAGGTACGATCATCGCGGTCAGCGGCGGCAATGCCGGCCAGAGCCGCACGATAGCGAACTTTGTCAGTGGCGGCGCCGTGTCGGTCAAGCTCGCCCTTCTGTCGCCGATCGCCGCCGGCGACCAATTCCAGCTGCTGCCGGGTTGCGACCATACCCTGACGACCTGCACCAACGTCTTCAACAACGCGATCCATTTTGGCGGTTTTCCCTACATTCCGACACCGGAGACCGCGGTATGACCTGCTCCGAACTGGATCCTCGACGACTTGCGGTCGTCGAGGAGGCGCGGTCATGGTTGGGCACAGCCTATCACCACATGGGTCGGGTCAAAGGCGCCGGCACCGACTGCCTGATGATGCTCGCCGAGATTTACGAGTCGGCCGGTGTCGTCCCGCACATCAATGTCCCGTTCTATTCGCCGGACTGGCACCTCCATCGGGATGCCGAGCGATATCTCGTGGGCGTGATGCGCTACGCGCGCGAGATCAACGAGTTGCCGCAACCGGGTGACGTTGCGCTCTTCAAATTCGGCCGCTGCTTTGCGCATGGCGCGATCGTCATTGAATGGCCCTGCCTGATCCACGCCTGGCATAGTGCCGGCGTCCTCTATGCCGACGCCATGCAGCCGCAGCTCGCCGGCCGCCCCGTGCGGTTCTTTGATCCGTTCGTCTGATGGGCGGAGTTCTCGGCGGTGGCTCGAACGCCAAGCAACCGCGCGCGGTCGGCTCGCTGCAGTTTCAGACCTCTCAGGCGGGTGGTGTCATTCCGCTGGTCTACGGGACGACCAAGATCAGCCCAAACCTACTCGATTACGATGATTTCACCGCGACAGCATCCAAACAAGGCGGTGCAAAAGGAAAGGGCGGCGGCGGCGGCAAGGGCGGCGGCCAGCAATACATGTATTCGGCCTCGTTCATTATGGGAATGTGCCAAGGGCCGATCACCGGGTTGGGCTTGGCTTGGTGGGATAAGAATATCGGCACGGTCGCAGGGCTCCCGAGCATTTCGAGCATCAATCTCGGTGCCGACGGCCAGCCGATCGACCCCTATTGGGCAAGCGCCCATCCGACCAAGGCGATCGGCTATTCAGGCACTGCCAACATCGTTTTCGCCAATTATCAGCTCGGCAACACCGCGACCCTGCCGAACTTCAATTTCGAAGTGATCGGTATCGGCGCTGGAGAAGAGGGCGCCTCGCCCAATGGCTACGACGCCAACCCGGCACAGATCGTCAGCGATTTTTTGACCAATCCCCGCTACGGCGCAAATTTCCCGTCGGGGAATCTCGATCCGGCGATGGCGTCCGGTGCCGCTTCGTCCTATGCGAGCTATTGCGCGGCGGTCGGCCTGTTTCTGTCGCCGCTGCTCGACCAGCAGCAGGAAGCGCAGCAATCGCTTGCCGACGTCACCAAGGTAACCAACAGTGCGATCGTGTGGTCCGGCGGGTTGTTAAGGATCATTCCATACGGCGATCATTCGGTCACCAATGCCTTCACCGTGGCGAGCTTTGCTGGAGCGCCGACGCAAGCGGGCGGCGACACGATCGGCCTGACCTTTACCGATCCCGCGTTCAATGGGGGCTCGCCCTACACGATTACATATACGACCTCGGAAAATATACAGATGCCGGGGGCGATGGGCGGGCTCGCTCACGCGGTCAACTCCGATCCAAACCTTGTCCGGTTTGGCATTCTCGCCTCCGGCGCCGGCCTCAGTGGCGTCATGGTTGTCCAGTCCAATCCGACCGGCGACACGACGATCGGCCAATCCGGCGGCGGCGGGATTTCCACCGGCGGGATCGGTGCGACGAAAACGAACAGTTTCACGCCGAACACGATGCCGGTCTACAGCCTCGGCGAGGACGACTACATCGTTCAGCAATCGAGTGTCGGGATCAATCTTGGTGCCACACCCGGCGGTCCGGCGTTGCGTTCCGGCGCCACACCGATAACCGGCGGCTTTACCGGCGATCCGCTGCACATCCAGCGGTCCACACCGGCGGATGCCACCAATGTGGTCGAAGTCGAGTGCCTCGATCGGCAGAACAACTACAACACCGCGATCGCGGAGGCCTCCGATCAGGGTTCGATCGATCTCTACGGGCTGCGGCGCGACACTAGCACCAAGGCAAGGCTGATCACCGACCCTCTTTATGTCGGAGGTATCGTCGCCCAGCTGCTATTGCAGCGCCAGCTCCTCTATCGCAACACGTATACCTTTCAGCTCGGTTGGAAATATATCCTATTGGAGCCGATGGATCTGGTGCAGATCACAGATCCACGGCTGGGTGTCAGCGCGCTGACGGTGCGGATCACCGCCGTAGAGGAAGACGACGAAGGTATGCTGTCGATTACTGCCGAGGATTTCTTCGGCCCCTACTCGCCGACCGTGCTCTACCCGCCCGCCGATTTTTTGCGACCGGCCTCACCCTCGATCATCGGGGTGGGCGGCGGCACTGCCGCGCCTGCGGTAAAGCAGGCCAGTGGCGGCGCGGTCGGCGGTTTCGTGCCAAATTGGAGTGCCTCAGCCGGCAATGTCAACACACCCCTGATCCTCGAGCCGCCGGCGGCATTGCTGTCGGGCGACCTCGAAATATGGATCGCCCTGTCGGGCGGTCCAGATTGGGGCGGCGCCCAGGTATGGATCTCGAGCGACGGCAGTTCTTATGCTTTTGCCGGCACGGTTTCAGGCCCGGCAACCCAGGGTGTCCTGACCGCGACCGTCGGCAATAGCGGCGGCAGCCCCGATGTCATCGACAGCTGCCAGGTCGATCTCAGCGAGAGTCGCGGGCAGCTGCTATCGGTCTCGGCCACCGATGCCGCGAACCTCGTCACCCTGTGCTATGTCGGCGGCGAGCTTTTCGCCTATCAAACCGCGAGCCTGACCGGTACCTATCGCTACAATCTGACGACGCTTTATCGCGGTGCCTACGGCACGATGACGGCCAGTCATCCGGCCGGAACGCAATTCGCCCGGATCGACCAGTCGGTGGGCCGGTTCCCCTATCCCAGTACGCTGGTCGGGCAGACGATCTTCTTGAAATTCTTGTCGTTCAATATCGTCGGTGGCGCCGTGCAAAACCTCACGGAGGTGCCGGCCTACAGCTACACGACGACCGGTTCCGGCAAAGCCGCAATGTCGACGACCGTGTCGGGCTCCTTTGCCGGCACGAGCACCGCTAATCTCGTCGTGCAGCGTTATGTCTT